ACTTGCGTTATCACACCTCCAATCATTTCCGCACAAGGTGGAACTGATGCCGAGTTGCAGTATCAAAACTGTATCGTGACTGCCGCTGCTGGTCGTACTATCAACCGCTTGAACACAGATGCCGCGCCTATCAACTGCTTCTGGCAGAAAGATGCGTTGGAGATTCTGCCTGGTCGTTACGCTGTTCCGTCTGATGCTGGTGTCGCAGTGATGCGTGCCTCAACAGATCAAGGCATCGAACTGGTCATGCAAAAGCAATACGATGTCAACACCATGAAAACCAAGTATCGTTTGGATACCTTGTTTGGCGTGGTCAACAAACAGCCAGAGATGTCAGGCATCCTGTTGTTCAACCAAACACCTTAAGGAGTTATCATGAGTTATCAAGTAATTTTTGCACAAGGTACGGCTACCGTTACTGTGCCAGCAGGCGAGAAAATCGCCGTTCAAGCCTACTCACCAGCAAGCGTGTTTCAAGAAGTTGGTTACCCCAATTTCCCTGAATCACAAGACTTGTTGACCGTAGTCGAGAACACCACTTATGTATCAGGCGCATTCACCAATGCCACCAGCGTGACTATTCAAGCTGGCGCATCGGGTGCGTACTACTCTGTGGGTGTAGCACCTGACATTAACAACAATGGCAACTGGCAACCTCAAGGTGCGCCAGCCAACATTGCTGATGGCGCATCGATGATTGCCACAGCAGCCAATGTGCTGACTGGCATCATTACTGCAACGCCTACGGCAAGCCGTGACATTCAATTGCCAACAGGTGCAAACCTTGACTTGGCAACTGAGTGGGCGATTGGTGATTCGTTTGACTTCAGCGTTATCACTTTGGCTGCATTTGCTTTGACCATCACGGTCAACACAGGTGTGACTATTGTGGGTGCGGCTGCGACTGCGGCTACGAGTGGTGCTTCTGCTCGTTTCCGTTGCCGTAAGACTGCGGCTGATACCTTTATCGTCTACCGCATCGGTGGTTAAACCTAGACAGGCCAGCAGAGATGTTGGCCTGTTTTACATGGAGATCGAAATGCCAATGAAACAAGGTTATTCCAAAAAGACCATCGGTAAGAATATTGCGATGGAAATGAAGTCAGGCAAGCCACAAAAGCAAGCTGTTGCAATGGCTCTAGGCATGGCAAGCAAGTCGGCAAAAGCCGCTGGTAAGCCAAGCAAAGCACCAATGAAAAAGATGAAATGATTAAGTCAGCCGCAATCGTAAAGACCAAGACTCTTGTCCCGTGGAAAGAGTTGCGGTTGCAAAAGCGCAAACTGAAAAAATCAGAGGCAGCAGAGCGCAAAGCAACAAAACAAGTTCGCCCATCGCCCATCGGCAGACGGGTTATTGAAGTTGCTGTTGAGATTATTGAAACACCTGAAGTTGTTGAAACTGAGGACAGTCCACCAACCCGTGAAGAAATGTTGCAACAGGCAGAAGTTATTGGTCTGAAGGTTGACAAACGCTGGTCAGATGCAACCCTACTAAAACATATTGAGGAATCAGCATGGGCTACACAAAACGACAATTTGTAAGTGCCGCCTTTGAGGAAATCGGGCTTGCGTCTTACGTTTTTGATTTGCAACCCGAACAGTTACAATCTGCCTTACGTCGCCTTGATGCAATGATGGCAGACTGGAATGCCAAGGGCATCCGCTTGGGTTACCCTTTGCCATCCAGCCCACAAGACAGCGACTTGGACGAGGAAACCCTTGTGCCTGATTCGGCTTATGAAGCCATCATTTGCAGTCTGGGTATTAGACTTGCACCAAGTTATGGCAAGCAAGTAATGATTGAGACCAAGACCACGGCAAAGCAGGGTTACGACATCCTGTTGCAAAGAGCCACATTCCCGCTTGAACAGCAACTGCCTGCAACGATGCCTGCTGGTGCAGGCAACAAGCCTTGGAGGGTCTACGACAATCCGTTTATCAGACCACCAGCCAATCCAGTCACTGCTGGCCCTGATGGGCCTATCGAATACTACTAAGGACAATTATGCCAACCATTAACCAGTTACCCGTACTCAGCACAATATCAAGCGGAGATCAGTTACCTGTTTATTCGCCTAACAACGGGGATGCAAGACGCACCTCGATTGGCAGTTTGTTGACGTTTTTCCAGCAGAGTTTTGCATCGCCAACGCTGGCGGTGAATCTGTATGTGCCTGGATCTGGGTTCAACATCACCGTGCCAACACCAGTCAGTAATGACCAATGGATGCTTTTGCAACCCGCTGGTACGCTGGCAACTGGCACAATTACTTTGCCTTTGAACACTGGTGTGCCTGATGGCACTACGGTGCTGATTACGACTACGCAAGAGATTACCTCGTTGACTATTGCGCTTAATGGTGCATCTGCTATTTATGGCGGTGTGACTTCATTGGCGGCAGGAACTGCAACAGCAATTCGTTTTTATCAGCCTACAAATTCTTGGTATCAGATCATTGCCAATACCGTTTATGCGGCAGGCATACAAACCTTTTTGGCAACTCCATCAAGTGCCAATCTACGGACGGCGATGACCGATGAAACAGGTACAGGGTCATTAGTATTTGCAACCAGCCCGACTTTGGTAACCCCAATTTTAGGAACACCGACTTCTGGAACATTGACAAACTGCACTGGCTTGCCAATTGCAACGGGTGTATCTGGTTTGGCTGCAAATGTGGCAACATTTCTGGCAACCCCATCAAGTGCAAACTTGGCGGCAGTTCTGACAGATGAAACAGGCACAGGGGCAAATGTATTTGCTAACACGCCCACATTGGTTACACCAGTTATCGGTGCAGCCACAGGCACAAGCCTAGCAGCAACTGGTGCAGTCACTTCATCTGGTACTGCTGGCGTGGGTTATGCCACAGGCGCAGGTGGCACTGTCACACAAGGGACAAACCGAACCACAGGTGTGACAATTAACAAGACTACTGGCGCAATCACGCTATTCAGCGCAGCGGGTTCAGCTACGGCTGCGACTTTCACTGTGACCAACAGCACTGTGGCGGCAACCGATGTGATTATCCTGAACCAGAAATCAGGCACTGATTTGTATGACTTGATGGTTACTGCGGTGGCGGCTGGTAGTTTCAACATCACTTTCCGCACCACTGGCGGCACAACAACTGAAACTCCAGTATTCAACTTTGCAGTTATCAAAGGCGTGGCTGCGTAATGGCCACCAAGCCAAAATCCACCGTCAATGCGGCTGGCAATTACACGAAGCCATCCATGCGGAAAGCCTTGTTTGAAAAAATAAAGGCGGGGACAAAGGGCGGAGACCCAAACGAATGGTCAGCCCGTAAAGCCCAACTGTTGGCTGTGGAGTACAAGAAAAAGGGCGGTGGTTATAAATGAAAGCCCCACAAAAAAGCCTAAAAGATTGGGGTTCGCAGGATTGGCGCACTAAGTCAGGAAAGCCATCGTCTGAAACAGGCGAAAGGTATCTGCCTGCAAAGGCTATCAAGTCACTGACAGCGGCTGAGTATGCGGCAACCACACGGGCAAAACGTGAGGCTACCAAGGCTGGCAAGCAGTTTGCCAAGCAACCTAAAAAGATTGCTGAAAAAATCAAGGGCTTCAGATGAAAACGCCAGCTTATGCACGCAAGGAAGGCCAGAACCCAAGGGGCGGTTTGAACGCCAAGGGAAGGGCTGCGGCAAAGGCCGAGGGCATGAATCTAAAGCCTCCAGTCAAGTCAGGGGACAACCCACGCAGGGCATCGTTCTTGGCTCGCATGGCTGGAAACTCTGGCCCTGAATACAAAGACGGTGAACCGACCCGTTTGCTGCTGAGTCTGAGGGCATGGGGCGCATCATCAAAGGCAGACGCGAAGGCCAAAGCAAAGCGCATCAGTGAACGCAACAAGGCTAAGTGATGCAAATACCTATTCTGAACGGCATCTACACCGACAACACACCTGAACTGCGTACAGCATACCCAGTCAATCTTGTGCCTGTGCCAAAGCAGTCAGGCATCAGTAATGGGTTTCTGCGACCAGGCGATGGGATTGTATCCAACGGCACTGGAACAGGGATTGACCGTGGTGGCGTGAACTGGCAAGGCGAGTTATATCGGGTCATGGGCACAAAGTTGGTGGAGATCAACAGCGCAGGCACAGTAACAACATTGGGTGATGTGGGTGGTCCAACAAACGAATTAGTGACATTTGATTACAGCTTTGACGAACTGGCGATTGCATCGGGCGGTCGGTTGTATTACTGGGACGGTTCGACTCTAACCCAAGTAACAGACCCCGACCTTGGTTTGGTGCTGGATGTGGTTTGGGTAGATGGCTACTTCATGACCACGGATGGCGAGTTCTTGATCGTTACCGAGTTATCAGACCCGACCCAAGTCAATCCGCTAAAATACGGTAGTTCTGAGGTTGACCCTGACCCAGTGGTGGCATTACTTAAACTGCGGAACGAGATATATGCACTGAACCGCAACACGATTGAAGTATTTGACAATGTGGGCGGCGAGTTGTTTCCATTTGCAAGGATTGATGGCGCACAGATACAAAAGGGCGTTGTCGGTACATTTGCTTGCTGTGTATTTAATGAGCGCATTGCTTTTTTGGGTAGCGGTAGAAACGAAGCCCCAAGCATTTATGTCGGTGCAGCCGCTGTTGCAGAAAAAATAAGCACACAAGAAATCGACAACCTACTATTGGAATACACCGAAGCGCAGTTGGCATTGGTCAAACTAGAGGCAAGAAACGACAAAAATCACCAGCACCTTTATGTTCATTTGTCTGACCGCACAATAGTCTTTGATGCATCGGCATCTATTGAACTGCAAACGCCAGTATGGTTTACCCTAACAACGGCATTGACTGGATTTTCACAGTATCGGGCACGAAACCTTGTTTGGGTGTACGACAAATGGATGGTTGGAGACCCGCAAAGTTCAAATATTGGCTACTTGGTGCAGGACACTGGGCATCATTGGGGTGAACGGGTGCGATGGGAGTTTGGCACACTGATTGTCTACAACGAAAGCAACGGGGCTATATTTAACGAGATGGAATTAGTCAGCCTGACGGGTAGTGTTGCACTTGGCACAAATCCATTTATCAGCACCAGTTACTCGCTGGATGGTCGTTCGTACAGCCAAGACAAATTTATTGCTGTTGGCTTGATTGGCAACACTAGAAAGCGCCTTGCATGGTTTCAGCAAGGTCACATGAGGAATTGGCGCATACAGCGTTTCCGTGGCGACAGTGATGCCCATGTATCCTATGTGCGCTTAGAGGCACAGATTGAAGCATTGGCCTACTAATGGCAACCGCACCCATCTCTCGCAGATTAAACCTGACGCGAGACCAGCTTGCACAATTCTTAACTGACCAGCAGCAGATAAGACAGTTTGAACTTTTGTTTTCCACCGTTGATACGCTGCAAGTTATTGTAGGTAGCGACTTTGAATATCAGGCAGATAATGCTGCGGCTACGGCAAACGAGGCTTTAGCTCAAATCAGTGCGCTGGCACAAGATACCGCAGTCGATGATGCTGTGCTTAATGCCAAAGTTCAAGAAGTTTTAGACGCTATTCCAAGATTAGCACAAGCACTTGAATTGCTGGCTTTGGCTCCAGTACAGAATCCAAGCACTACCGATGGTAATGTTATTGGCCCTGCCAGTGCTACGGATAACGCTGTTGCTAGGTTTGACTTAACAACAGGTAAGATAATTCAAAATTCTGTAGTCACAATTAGTGACACAGGTGCAACTACAGGCATTACAACATTAGCTGCTTCTACTAGCGTTACTACACCGATAGTTCAAGCATTAAACTCTGCTGGTTTATCGCTTAAAAATGCGTCAGGTACAACCCAAATGAATGTTGGTGCTGGCGGTGGCGATAATATGTCCATCAATGTTTCTACAAATTTAAACGGTGCAAATGCACAAATAGACATTAGCCCTACTGGAACTGGTCATATTCATATAAAGCCGACTGGAACTGGCTCGCTTGAAATTGCACCTACAAATGTAGGAATAATAGACAATATGACCATTGGTGCAACAACGCCGAAGAATGGTAGTTTTGTTGATTTAAGTGTAACTGGAACAACAAGTTTTGATGGTAGTCAAGGAACAGTAGGGCAAGTTTTAACATCGGCTGGAATTGGCGCAACGCCTACTTGGACAACGCCAACAACAGGTACTGTCACAAGTGTGTCGGTGGTATCTGCTAATGGTTTAGCTGGTACGGTTGCAACTGCCACAACTACACCAGCAATTACCCTGTCAACAACGATAACTGGGGTTTTAAAAGGCAACGGAACGGCTATTTCAGCGGCTGTTGTAAACACTGACTATTTTGCACCATCTGCGCCTGTTACCAAGACGGCTAATTTTATTGTTGCTGACACTGAAGTTTGGCTTATCAACAACAAGACTGGCTCGACTTGCACGGTGACTTTGCCAACAGCTGCTAGCTGGACAGGGCGGGTCTTACGATTTCAGAACTATCAAGCACAAACTGTTGTCTCGGCATCATCAAATGTTGTGCCTGTAGCGGGTGGGGCGGCAGCAACTTCTATTTTGTTGGCAAGTACAGGGGATTCTGCTACCCTAGTTTCTGATGGAACAAACTGGTTAATGACACAATACATACCAAACAATGTTTTGCTTTTGGAGTAAAAAATGACAGTAACAGTAAAAGTTTTAATCCCAGCCAAACAAGCTGAAGGAACGCAGACAACACAATACACAGCCACCAACTGTAAAACCATTATTGACAAATTCACAGCCACCAATACAACGGCAGGCAATGTGACCATTAGCGTCAATTTGGTAACAGCAGCAGGCAGTGCCGCCACATCAAACTTAATTGTTGATACCCGTAGTCTTGCACCTGATGAGACTTACACTTTTCCTGAACTGGTAGGGCAAGCACTTGAGCCAAGCGGATTTATATCGACTATTGCCAGTGCGGCTACATCATTGACCATCCGAGCCAACGGGCGTGAAATTACTTAAGGAGTAGAAAATGAAAGATTTTATGATGATGCCCAAGGGTTTCATGGGCTTGCCAAGCGAAGAAGAGTTTTTAACTAACGCAGAGAATAAGAAAAACTATGCGGTTGCGGTTGCTGAATGGAACTATGGTCCTGAAATGCCAACCAATGAAACTGGTGCAAATAAGGAGTTCTACACAGGACTGGCAGAAGCGATGCAATGCGATGAAAAAGACGCACGGCGCAAGCATTGCTCAAACTGCGAGTATTACGACAACAGCTTTATGACCCAAGTACGGATTGAGCGCATCCCGATGGCGACTTATGATAAGGGCGCAGGTTTTCGTGGGCATTGCGAAAAGCTGAACTTTATCTGCAACGATATGCGGGTTTGTCAGGCTTGGGAAGACGAAGAAGATGAGGATTGACGTTTTGTCAATTTGTGCGAAAATCAATCCGCTGAGTTCTGGCATCCAGCGGCCTGCCCTGTATAGGAGTTGTGCATGACCGATGGACTGCGAGAGAACCTGACAAAGGTTTTTATGCTGCCCCAACCAGCCGTTGAGTGGCTGATGATGGTCTATGACGCAATCCAAGTCTTTGATGACGTAGCGGATGGTGACCCAGTAGCACGAGAAGACCTAAATGCGACCATTTGGAACACGCTGGTGGGTATGCACCAGAACGCATTTTTTATCGGCAACAACACGCATTTAACGCCCTTGCTGGCGACGATGATTCTCAAATGGCAAGCCTCGGACACGGCAGAACGCAATAAACAAGCAGATGCCAAGTCTTTCATGTGGCGAGCTGGGTATTACGATTTGATTTTGATGGTGGTCTCGCTGGTGCATGGGGCTGGTTTTGCTACTGTGCATGGTCATCATGTGATGGCTTTATACGGCGAAACTTTTGAAGATTACATAAAGGAGTTTGGCAATGCCTGATCCAATAACAGCCCTAGTCGTTGGTGGAAGCCAACTTATCGGTGGAATTATGCAAGCCGATGCTGCAAGCGAAGCCGCTGGCATCCAAGCAGGGGCGGCACAAGCAGGAATTGCAGAACAGCGCAGGCAATTTGAGGCGTTGCAAACCTTGTTAAAACCTTATACCGAAGTAGGTGTGCCTGCTTTGGAGGCACAACAAGCGTTTCTAGGTCTCAAAGGACCAGAGGCAGAACGTGCGGCCATTGAGCGTATTCGTGGTGGTGAGACTTTCCAAGCACTTGCACAAGGTGGCGAAGAGGCGTTACTGCAAAGTGCCTCAGCTACTGGCGGTCTGCGTGGTGGAAATATTCAAGGCGCATTGGCTCAATTCAGACCACAGCTTTTGTCTAGTTTGATTGAACAGCAATATGGGCGTTTGGGTGGACTAACAACATTGGGGCAACGATCTGCCGCAGGCGTTGGAGCGGCTGGTATGGAAACAGGTACAAATGTGGCAAACCTATTTGCTCAAGAGGGCGCGGCACGGGCTGGCGGTGAATTGGGCGAAGCAAAAGCTTATGGTCAATTATTCAACTTGCCTGCTCAAGTGTTGGGTTTCCAATACGCGGCTAACGCTGGCAGGGGTGGCACACCTTCGCAAATTGGGTTTAAGTTTTAAGGGATAAGATATGGCAACCATAAACCCATTGATGCGACCTATTGACTACTCAGTAGAGGTTCAAAGCCCTTTTGAGGCTGCACTTGGCGGCATGAAGATTGGCGCAGGCGTTGCAGAAATTCAAGCACAAGCTCAAGCGCGTGAGCGAGCCGCAGCAGGTCAGGCAGATTTAAAAGCCATATTAAGCAATCCAAATGCGACAGCCGCAGATTTTGACCGTGTGGCTCCTTTTTTGCCTAAAGATCAAGCAGCAATCGTGACGCAAGGTTTTGAAAGAAAAACCAAAGAGCAACAGCAAAATACTTTGCAACAGTCTGCTCAAGTCTATACAGCAATCAAATCAGGCCAAACTGAAATTGCAAAAAACTTACTCACACAACAAGCAAGCGCACAGCGCAATGCAGGCCGAGAGCAAGAAGCCAATGCCACAGAGACTTATTTGCAATTAATTGACATGAATCCCACTGGGGCGCAAAACACCATTGGGTTGATGATGGCCACTTTGCCTGGTGGTAAAGAATTGCTTGAGAATGTTGATAAGACACTTGCAACAGGCAGAGCAGAAGAAAAACAACCATTTGAAATGATAAAACTAACCTCTGAATCCATTATCAAAGAACAAGAAGCCAAGTTTGCACCTGAAAAACTTTTGGCTGATTTGAATTTGACAAAGGAACAGATCAACCAAGCAAAGGCGGCGGCATCAAATTCACGTGCATCAGCCGCTAAATCTGGCGCAGAAGCAAGACGTGCAGAGGCAGAAGCAAACCAAATCCTCAGTGGCATAGTACCATCTGAAAAACGTCCAGAGTTGGAAACCAAGTTCCGCAAGGAATACAACGATCAGACCAAGCCATATCAGGAAGTCAAGTCGGCTTATGGTCGCGTTCTCTCGTCAGAAGATACCGCAGTAGGTGACTTATCGTTGATTTTTGGATACATGAAAATGCTCGACCCTGGCTCTGTGGTGCGAGAGGGCGAATTTGCTACTGCTCAAAACGCTGCTGGAGTACCAGAGCGCATCTTGAATGTCTATAACAAAGTGATAACTGGTCAGCGTCTTAGCCCATCACAGCGCGATTCTTTCAAAGGTCAAGCCAAAGGTCTATACAGTAGTGCACTAGAAGGCGAGAAGACAGTCCGCACAGGTTTGGAACGCATTTCCAAAGGCTACGGTCTAAACCCAGACAACATTTTCTACTCGGCAACAGAGCAAGCACCTGTTGGCGCACCACCTACACCATCTGGCAACACCGTTAAAGTCGGTGGTCAAACTTATACACGCCCTGCAAATTTCACTGATGCTCAGTGGAACGCATACAAACAATCTGTGGGGGCGCAATGAGTCCAGAAGAATGGCTGGCATCCCAGACTAAAGCAGTTGCGCCAGCAACGCCTGCGCCACCCACTGCCACACAAATGTCGCCTGAACAATGGGCGGCATCACAGCCAAAACCGATGGGTTTCTTTGAGGGCATTGCTGAATCAGTAACAGGCCGTGCACGTGCTACACCAGAGACGCAAGCATTACCTGAGTGGACTGGGATGCCTGAACTCAATCAAATGAGCATGGCAAGTTTTAAAACTGCTCTCGGTAGTTTGCTGTCTAACCCAGCAGAGACTGTGCAGATTTTGCAGTCCAACTTTCCACAACTTGGTGTGCGGCAGGATGCAAAAGGTAACTACATCTTGAGGTCATCGGTTGACCAAAAAGAATATGCAATCCCGCCTGGCTTTTCAATGGGCGATATTCCTCGTGCTTTGGGTGGTGTGTTGGCTTTCACTCCAGCAGGCAGGGCAACGACTATTGCTGGCGCGGCTGGCAAAGCTGGATTGACCCAAGCAGGAATAGAGACAACTCAAGCCGCAACTGGTGGCGAGATAAGCCCAACAGAAATTGGTGTAGCAACCGCCACAGGCCCAGTAGGGCAAGTTATTCAACGAGCTGTCCCACCAGTAGTCACGGCTGTAAAAAGGGGTGTAGAACGGGTAACAGGCAGGCCACCAGTTCCTGCGGCAGTCGTTCCTGAAGCTCCAGCAATGACAGCAATGCCACAAGTAGAAGTCCCGCCCGCCCCAGCAGTCACCCAAGTTGTTGCTGAGGTAACAGAAGAAGAAGTCGGCAGTCTGGTTAAAAAAGCATCAGGTTCTGGCTTTGGTTCTACTAGCGCACGAGATAGGTTGGCAGACTTAGCACAAGTCAATGTTGCGGCAAAAGAAGCCGCTGACCGACTTGGCATCCAACTGCCTGCTGATGTATTCAGCGATAACCCACAAGTGAGAGCCGCCGCTGGGTTGACCCGTTCTGTTGCTGGTGGTGAGGCAGAAGCCGCATGGCGCAATACAGTAACCCAAGCTGTTGACAAGGCAGATGATGCAATCAAGCAGTTTGATGCAACATTTGTCGAGGGTGCGGTTGCGCCTGGTGTGGTATCACAAAAAATAAAAGATACGTTGACCAAGACTCGTTCAGACCTTAACGCTGAGGCTGGAAAAATATATAAATCAGTCGATGAAAAAGTGCCAAAGACAACCGTGGTTGGTTTGCCAAAACTGCGTGAAACACTTGATGCTGTTAAGGCTGAAGTTGGCGATGCTGGAATGTCAATGGCAGAACGCAATTTAGCCAAAATGATTGAAACTGGCAATGTGACCTATGGTCGATTGAAGCGTGAGAAACAGTTAATTGGTAATGCCCTGAATAAGTTGGAATCACCCTATGGCAGTATGGCAGAGGCTGATCTAAAGCGTCTGTATGCGGCTTTGGCTGAAGATCAACTCACCAATGTGAGGAATGTTGGTGGCGAAACATTACGAGAAGAACTACGAGCGGCTAATCTTTTGTATGCCAAAGAGAGAGCATTGGGCAAGCGCATCGTTAATGCGTTTGGTCAAGATATTGAGGGTAGCGTTGCCAACAAGATGCGAACAGCGATTACCAGTGCCGCCAAGGGTGATACTGGCGAATTTAACCGCCTTTTGAAAACTGTGCCTAATGACTTACGCAAGGAAACACTAGCAACAGCATTGGCATCTGTAACAAGATCGGCAAGAGGCGCGGAAAAAGGTGGTTTTGGTTTTTCTGAGTTTGCTGATCTATACCCAAAACTTAGAGCCAACCCGCCTGTTTTTAAGACCATTGTGGACACTCTGGGCAAAGACTCGGCAGATGTACTCAGGGACTTGTTTGAGGTCTCCAAGCGCGTTACAGAGGCACGGGCAAACGTATTGACAACAGGCAAAGCAAACCAAGCACTATTGCAAGGGATGCAAGCTGAAAGTTTGATTGGCAAGGTCATGGAAAGCACACTTGCTAAAGGTTTAGTAACGGGTGCGGCGGCTACTGGTGGACCTGTATTGGCTGGGGCGGCATCAGTTATCACAAGCGCATTAACCCAAGGTAACAAAGATGCGTTGAAGTCGGCAGGCAAGTTGTTTGCTGATGAAAGTTTCCAAAGTCTTGCAATAGAAGCTGCAACCAAAGGCGAGAGTGCCGCAAGCCTACGAAAAGCAGCCACATCGTCTGCCTTTAGTAAATTTGCAGATGCCGCTGGTTTGCCAAAGAATGTTGATGCGAGAATCCAGTTCTTACAAAGCGCAATCCAAGCTGGTCAAGCTACACAGGAGAATCCATAAATGTCCGCACTATCAGTAGAACCACCATATCCAGCATTTGCAGATGCTGATGGTCAGCCGTTGGACAATGGTTACATCTGGATTGGAACGGTCAATCTAAACCCACAGGTTAACCCCATCGCAGCCTATTGGGATGCAGCTTTAACCATTTCAGCAGTACAACCCATTCGCACATTGAACGGTTATCCAAGCTATCAAGGAACACCATCGCGTTTTTATGTTGAAAGCGATTACAGTATTCAGGTTCTGGACAACAAAGGTAGTGTGGTCTACACATCGCTGAATGGAAATACTTTCGCTGGTAATTTGTACGCTAATGCAACTGGCACAGGGGTGCAGACAGTGTTTGCTGTTACTTTTAAGCCAAGTCTGATCTATATCAACGGGGTTTATCAGAACCAAAATACCTACACATTTGCTGGCGGTAATGTGACATTCTCAGAAGCTCCACCAACAACATCGGTGATTGAGTTTTTGGTTTAAACCCATTCAAAACTTTTAATTTAAAAATTAACTATTTATGAGCAACAGCAAAATATCCGCATTACCTTCAGCTACCACGCCATTGGCGGGTACTGAGGTTTTGCCTGTTGTTCAAGGCGGAATTACCGAACAAGTGTCAGTTGCCAATTTGACCGCAGGCCGTGATGTTTCTGCGTCTGGTTTGGCTGTTGACGCAAACTCGGCCACAGCCGCTGTCCGCATCACTCAGCTTGGCGCGGGCAACGCAATTTTGATTGAAGACTCAACTAGCCCCGACTCATCGCCGTTTGTGATTGATGCGAGTGGTGATGTGGGAATTGGAACAACAACTCCAACGCAAAAATTAGATTTGTCATCTAATGGAACATTAATTATTCAGTCAACAAGGTATTCAACAGACGCATCAGAACCCGCAATAACTTTACGAAAAGCAAGAGGAACAGGAGCAAGCCCGTCTATTGTCAGCAGTGGAGACACTGTAACTTCGTTAAATTTTCAAGGGTATGATGGGGCGGATTTTTTAAACGTTGCAAGAATAATTGCACAAGTAGACGGCACGCCTGGCACAAACGATATGCCTGGTCGCCTTATCTTCAGCACCACGGCTGACGGTGCAAGTTCGTCTACTGAGCGTTTGCGAATTGCATCTGACGGCTTAACGTCGTTGCAAAACAGTTCTGGCTTGTCTATTGCACGTACAGCAGTCACATCGCCAGCCACAACCGATGGCAACGTGTTCAGCGGTACATACACGCCTACGCTTTTCAACACCACAAACGTAGCCGCAAGTACGGCATCTATTTTGCAATACTCGCGGGTAGGCAATTACGTACAAATTGCTGGCCGAGTAGCTATTGACCCAACGGCTGTTGGTGCAGTAGTTTTAGGTATGTCAATTCCTGTTGCTTCTGCTTTAACTTCAATTACGCAAGCTGGCGGCACTTTTTCTGGTGTTACAACTGAAGTTGGCTACATCACTGCTGACGCACCAAACGATAGGTTGACGTTTAATTACACAGCGGTAACTACTACAAACAACCAATTTTACTTTACTGCTGGTTATCAGGTGCTTTAATGGAAATCACATTCAACACTGCTGAAAACAAAATAATTGTGACGCTTGAAGACGGCACGACAAAAGAGTATTTACCGTCTGATAAGGCACAATATCTTGCTGAACACCCTGACCGCACTGCTGATTGCGACGCAATGAATTGGAAATAAAGGATTAAAAATGTCTCTCACCAAAGTTTCTTACTCGATGATCAATGGAGCGCCAATCAATGTTCTTGATTATGGCGCGGTGGGTGATGGGGTGGCGGATGACACGTCTGCTATTCAAGCCGCATTGGATACTGGCAGATCGGTATACTTCCCAAGTGGCACTTACAAAATTACTGCGTTAATTTATACCACCGAATATGGCCAAATATTATCTGGGGATGGCATAGAACAAACCATTATTCAAAACTCAACCAATAATGAACCTTTGTTTTGTTTTGGCGATCCAACAGATGTTAATGGAGCAACGCAATGGGCTAGTGTTACTAATCTTACGTTAAACGGAAACAGCACTGGTACTACAATATGGGGTATCTTTTGTCCTAATGCGCCTCTTGTAGATGGCGTCCCAAACACAGCAGGGCAATATGAAGGCGTATCTAATAACGTTAATAATTTTTATTACGGTAGGTTAAGTTTTACACCCGCTGAATGGGCGACTGCTGCGCGTGGCTGCAGTATTTCAAACGTAGCAATTTCAAATATTGAAGGCGGGTACGCACTTCACATAAGTGCATTTGGAATTAGCAGTGAAAAAGTAAGAATTTTCTCATGCAATCAGGGTATAAGAAGCTCAGGCGCATCAAATTCTAATTCTTTTAAAGATTTTTACATTTCGGGATGTACTTTAGAATCAATTAAACATCCTGGCAACCCATCTGTACCAAAAAACGTTTGCTACAGTAATTTTGTTGTTCAACAGTCGGGTTGGGATGGTAACGGTTCAATTAGTCTTTTGGGTGGTGAAGGTACGTCAATTGTTGATTTATACCTTGAGCGAAACAATGAAAAATCAGGCACAGTGGATGTATTCATGGGTGCGTCAGAATCTAACATTTCTGTTAGAGGTGTATCACATAAATTAGAAACAAACCCACCTTTAATATCCGCAGCACAAACGGTAATTGCGTGTGCGGCTCACAACGCAATTATTGAAGGCGTAGATTGGCGAGAAAATGTCAACATTGTTGTTGATTTACAAACTGCGGATATTGCGTTTGCAGCTTCGGTTCGTAATATCCGTCCAAGAAATGCGGTAACAAACACTGCAAATTATGTTATTAAAGTAGCCGATGCAGATGTTCCACATTTTATTGTTACTGATGAAAACATTAACCTGTATCCGCACGCCATTAAGCGGTATTCAACAAGTAAAGTAAGTTTGCAGCAAAACGGATCAACTGCTGGTGTTTCTGGAGTTGAAAGCTACGGTAGCATTGCGTTTGTTACAGATACGCAAAACATAAGTGCAGCAGGTAATTTTGTTTGGGGTACAGACGGCAATATTGATGCGGGATACACAACATTGATGACGTTGCAGCGGTCAAGCGGTGATTTATTTCCTGGCGCTAACGGTACGCAAAATTTTGGAAATGCTAGTTTTCGTTGGGATACAATTTTTGCAACTAATGGCACAATCAATACTTCTGATGCTAACCAAAAACAAAACATTGCGGATTTAGATGAAATTGAAAAACGTGTTGCTGTTCGCCTTAAAAAGTTAATAAAAAAATACAAGTTTAAAACCGCCGTTGCGGATAAAGGTGAAGCTGCCCGTATTCACGTAGGCGTTATAGCTCAAGATGTAAAATCTGCTTTTGAAGCTGAAGGTTTAAACGCGGGTAACTACGGCGTGTTTTGCTCGGATACTTTAGATGATGGTACAGAGCAATTAGGTGTGCGGTATCAAGAACTATTTGCGTTTATCATTGCAGCAATTTAAAAATCCAGCATTAAGGAATAATCATGTCAACTAATTCACAAATTGCTTTTGCACCACTTGGCGAAACCGTAGTAATTCCTGCGGCAGCTACTGCCCCTACTGGCGTTCAGGCGCTGGTTAGCGGCAGGCTAGATGCACAAGGTACTGGTCAATATCGCATCATCAACGCAAGCGCCAACACGGTGTTTTTAGGTGTTGGTCCAACAGCGGCGATTGCTACAGCTAATGCTGTGGCTCCTGTTGCTGGCACACCATCGGCTGCGATTGTGCTTCATGCAAATTCTGTGCATATTTTGCGCTTTGGGCGTGATTCATTCTTCAGTGGATTGGCATCATCGTCATCTACCGTCTACATCGTGCAGGGCGAGGGCATTTGATGAGTGAAGATACAGACACACGGCTGGCTGTGCATGAAGCGGTTTGCGCTGAAAGGTATACCGCTATTGAAAAGTCGTTTATATCAGGTTCACAGCGTATGACCCGCATTGAGTATTTGCTCTATGTGGTAATTGCGGCTGTGTTGCTGGGGCCAGGCTTTGCTGGCGAATTGGTGAAAAAGATACTGGGGCTATAAATTGACCCGTTCACTCTCCTCTTGGCGGCTCAGACTGCCGTTGGTTTTATCAAGCAGGGGTGCGCTCTCCTGCATGAAGGCCGCATGGAACTTGAGGGCGCAAAGAAGACGGCAGAACAAATCATCGGAGATGTCAAGGCAATCAAAGGAATTTTTGATTGGTTCATTGGTTTATTCATTAGTAAACCAGTCAAGCCAGCCGAAGAAAAGCCTATGGCAAAAGCGAAAGCCAAAGCCAGCAAGCAACAACAGTCTTACGAAGAACTTGAACTCAAACTTATCAAAGACATTGGTGAGAACCTCGGAATCCTCTTTGATACGCAACAACAGATTACAAACCATTACATTGAACTAGAGGAAACATCAAAGACTAAGTTCAACCCTGAGCAAAATACGAGTAAAAAAGCTATTGAGAGAGTGCTTATTGAACTTCAAATTGAGCAGTTGATTCAAGAAGTTCGTGAGGCAATGGTGTACGCACCACCTCAACTCAAAGATTTGTACAGTAGGTTTTTGGTGATGTATAAAAAAATTGAGCGTGAACAGGAATGGGCTAGGGCAGAGATGATTCGCAGGAATAGGCTGGCAAGATGGAAACAAGAACAAGAGGAAATTTGGTTAATTGAGTTGATAAGTAGCGGGGTTGCAGTTGTGTTTATATCTATATTTTTTGGATGGATGATGTGGCAACTACGAAACTTATCTGGTGGGTATTGATAGGAGTGATCATATGCGTAATTGTTGGAGTTACCTCGATGGCATACGTAGAAACTTTGTACATGAAAGCTCAGCTTAAGCAAGAAATTAAAGAGTTACGCAAACTTAAACGTGAACTAAAGGAAGCAAAATGAGCGAGGAAAAAATACAGTCTATGGAAGCAAAAAACCAACTGATTGAAAAGATTACCTTTGCACTTCTTCCGCTTTTATTTTCCTGCGTTGTCTATCTGATGAGTGCCTTGTCTAATTTAGCGCATGAAGTCACTATCCTAAACAGCAAAATTAGCCTTGTGGTGACATCCGATAACAAGCAAGCCACAAACACTGGCGCTGAGTTAGCCCGTGAGAAGTTACGCCTAGATTTAGAAAAAGAAATCCAAAAGAATCGTGATGACATCCAAGTCAATCGTATGCACATTGCAGTTATTGAAACAAAGATTGGAGC